CGGAATTTCTCCATACTCCATTATCCAAATAAGTATGACACGCTATGTCTGGCAACATACCATAGATACCGTAAAAACAATGTCTAAGTGTCTCAACTCCAACATGCCCTTCTTTTAAGCCTGCAAACTTGGCATACCATTCTTGAAAGGTACCTTGAAAAGTCTTACATCCTTCTCTCCGTAATATAACGTTAAATTGATCTTTTACACGTTCAAAATGAGTTTCGTCATACGCAAAAGAATAAGCTGCCGCTTCTTCCATTGCGAATTCAACCAATTCATAATAGGCTTCCTTCCTAGGTAGTGTATTTTTAACATATGACATGGCATCTAAAACTGTCTGCCATTCCATCGGAGCCACAGTCATACCCATCTTATGAACAAATGTTCTCTTAAAGAATATACACTCTTCAATGTCCTTCCAAAAATATTCTGGTTCATTCTTCCGCGCAGGTGTGAGAGTCCATCCTACAAGCCTTGCTACATGCTTATTAAGTTTATAAGTATTCCAACGGAATGCGGGACCTTCGGATATTAAAATATCGTCTCCGCCCAAAGTCAACCACTGTTCTTCTGTAAAATATTTTCTCCAATTAGCTAGGAACTTTTTGGCTCCCATGGCTGCTTCTGGATATGACATACCCGTTAATTCCTCGATTTGGTCCTCCTTCACCCACGGAGTTAGGATATATTCTGCTGACAGCAAGGTTGTCTTCATGTATTCTATCTTGTTAATAATACAATTGCCATCATAAGTGAGATAGCCTCCAGAACACCACACTCCTACCCGGAAAATCCATTTCGCAAGTTGTATGTAAGCGTCTTCTGACATACCCCATATGAGATTCTTCCTAACTTGGTTATCATGTTCCATCTGTTCTTGTGGACGTGCACTACCAGCTTCTGCATTGCTTCTTTCGTACCAATCATTGATAATACTAATCAACATTGCCCTACTCGAATGTGCCTGTGTATATTCAAAAGACTCCCTATCCATGTCTTTAAACTTAGGATCTGGGACTTCCATATGTCTTCTATAGATGGCATCAAAATCTCCTGTCATAGGATCCATACCTTTGACAATACCAGTTTTAAGGTATTGTCCATTTAGGTTCTCAACAAATGCTCCAAAATACATCCTACACAATATTAAATGTGTTGTAGGCATAGCTTGGAAAATACGTGTCTTCCCAGCCTGGACTTTTTCAATTGGCCTTTTCTCATCCTTAAGATTTGCTTGAGCTATAGTAACTGCTCTATGTTCAGCATATTCCTTTTCAAATTCCAGAATAATGGATCTAGCCCTATCTGTTAACACTCCTTTTGTGTCAAACAAAGGCCATTTTCCTTTTCTCGGATCACTAGCTATTACTGTATCTGAGATGAAACCCAAAGCCGTATTCATATGTATCTGAGTGAAAGTAGGCATGGATGGTATTCCATATACCGCTTCATCAATAGTAAACACACGTGCTGTGGGCAAGGGTTCAAAATCTTGTGAAATAAATTTCACCAACTGAGCATCTGATACTGATAATACCGTAGGATACACCTTGTCTTTCTGCATTTTGTTAAATCCATTCTCAATAGGTGATATGCCATTCTCAGGCCTGAGCATAGCTGGCTGAACATTTCCCGTGTAAAATGGGGTCTGTACCAACTTTGATTTAGTAGCCATAGCATTCCACAATTTCTTTTCTTTCAATTGTCCAATAAGTTTGACCTGTACTTGATATTCCGGATTTGTCTCTTCAAATTTGAAGGGTGGCAATTCTCCAGCAGGGTCAATCAATTCTTCAATTGTCGGATTAGATCCATGACCTAGTTTATCTTCAAGAGGTGAAATTATATGATTATTTCCCTCATCATATTCCTTAGCTATTCTGTACATTTTTGGTACAGGATTTAATTTCTCCGTAAGAAATTGTTTAAGGGTATCTCTTGTGAGTATTGATCCATTTCTTTCATCTCTGCCTCCTGCAACATGTAGGGCCGCGATTCTATGCTGCAATTTGTCATCCAAGATAAATACAGGTGAAGCGCACTGACCGTATGTCGCTGGAATCTTGTATGCGAGAGTCTCATCTAAAGTGACTCGTAGAGTATCAATATCGTTAGCATTGATTTTCTTTACGTTGTAACTCTCTTGTCCCGTCAGTCTTCCATCAGAATTTGTTCTCCATTGGTGATTTCCATCATGGGCATAAATTAACATACCAACATCTCGCACATTACAATTATCCAATTCATAATTGGATATGAAAAAATGCGTTATATCTGGCATGGGTTGAATGCCAGACGCAGGAATTTGAATAAAAGCTATGTCTGAACGCTTCTTTCTCTTTTTGGCGCATTCTCCATATGTAGTCATATATGAAATTTCCTGTCCATTCCTGATATATCTGATTTTGATAGGTGTTGTTGGGATAGCTCCAAGGAACAAATGTTCAACAGTAGCTATCCATGTACCATAAATAAAGATACCACCAACACTATACCATTTTCCATCAGCTGCTTCCATACTTACAAAACAGAGGTTCTTAGAGACCACTTCTCTGGCAAGAGTTTCTGCAGAATTCGACATATGAGCTTCTGCCATAGTCTCTACTTCCGTATTTCGAATTCTCCGCTTACTTCCTGCTATCTTGTGGTCTGTGCGAGCCCCTATGTAGTCAGAATGTGCCTTGGATTTTTGATCCCTTCTGATGAGCCAGCTGCCTAATTTATAGCCTGCGTAAGTCATCACAGCAATCTGCAAAATTGCAAAACCAGTTAAAGCCAAGGTACCGCCCAATTCCATTAAATCTCCTGTTACATCAGGTTTGATGACCTTTTCATCTGATTTTATAGAATGCTCTACTTCTTTAGCTATCCTACGCATATGTTCGTTAATAAGCTTTGCTTCTTCACGCATATATTCCTGTTTCATCTCCTCAGGACATTCCTGATACCAAATGCAATATTTCATGCTATTCATCAATTCAGGATTTTCTGTGAGTATTTTTATTAATCTGACACATTTAATTTTGTCCGTATAATCAGGCAATTTAAATTCATCAGGATCTTCACTATCCTCTCCCACATGTCCTTCTTTGTCATCCTCATCCATCTTAAGAAGTCTACTTCCTTTTGGAATTCCGGTATCTTCTCTCGGTTTGGGTTCTCCACCTACGGATGGTTTCTTGGCATCTGCCTCTTCAAAAATAGCATTAAAATCTATAGGATTTTCAGTGATATAAGTTTCTAAAACTGTCTTATTCTTAACTCTGTCACGATGAAGCAATGCTGCTTCTTTAATAAGAGTCATATAATCAATTGTTTTGATTTTACGATCAGTAAGCGGATCATAGACATGAAATGCATAATATTTCCTATCGTACTTTGTATTGAATTCAGGTTTGAGTTTTCTTATTGATCCATTTGCAGTTTTGACCATATAACAGTATTCGTCCTTCCAGTCCACGCGGAGAACGAAATCTCTACGGCGCTTGAAAGCATCAACATTAGCCAATTGCAATTTAGGAACACTCATACAATTTGTGCTCATAATCAAAAATTTCGAGCAAAATAGCTGTTCTTTTTCTGTCACTGCAGCCCCTTCAACTGTAAAGGACGCCGAATTGGCCATTCTAATGAGTTCCATAGCTTCTTCAGTGCGCTTGGTAACTTCATCGATTTGGAACGTGTCATCTGAAATATATACTAAATTGCCATGATATCCTGCCCAATATTTTTGATCGGGAGTTTTTGTGTAAGTTAAATTCTTTGACAATTTAAAATCTTTACCCATAAGGGCAGCGTGCATTGCTGCACAATCATACGCTAAAAGCCATGCCAATATGGATTTTCCTGCTGAAGGAGCGCCAAATAAGTAAAAACTCACTGGCACAGATCTAGCATTTGCCATCTTCTTTAAATTAGTGGCAAAATCTGCTAGCTTGATAGCCGCATCATAGGTTTTGAAAAAAGCGGTGAAGTTTCCAGAATTATATCCAGCTTTCATCATTTCCTTCATTATCTCCTGACCATCCTTCATTATACCTTCCATTTCGAAACACAATGAAATGTTATCAACCATATCTTCCTTTTGCTTGCTTAAATCCTGGACATCTTGTATCCATTTTAAGGATTTATCAATCAAGCTCGCATTTACATCAGATGGAAAAGGTTTGCCAGTCCACTTATGATATAACCAGTGGAATACATTCAAAAATGTAGTCATAATCCATTTTACACCATCGACCGTACCTTTAACCATAGAAAAACTAATAAGCCATTCTTTAACTATGCTCGACTTCTTCTCTTGAAGAAACGGGCCATTGGCTTCTTTATCTTCCGTATTTGCTGTTTTTAAGAAAGACAATTTTTCGGCTATGATATCCCACAGCCAACTCAAAAACTCAGATAATACTTTATCATCCGCATGACCGTCTTTGTCTTCAATAATTAAGCTCTTCTGTCCAAACAATTTGTCCAAAAGTGGGACAATTGTATTAGCAAAAATAAAATTGAGCCCTGTGAATAATTTCCACCTCATGCACTGTTGCGCTACCAATAATACACGAGTCTGAAAATCCTCACTCTTAGCAAAGAGGGCAATAGTTGCTATTAATTCAGAAATAACTTGGATAAAAGTCAAGATATGTTCCTCACATTCCTTCTTTGATGGTAGGAACATTGAAGCCGCATATCGCAATTCTTTGATAAATCCATTCAATTCATCACCCAGGTTTATGTTATGATTAACACTAAACCATCCTCCTTTTGATGTGCTTTCGGGAGTCGAATTTCTATTCCACCAGCGGCTAAAACCAAAATTAAAAAG